TATCACCGCCCCGCTGATGGGCTTTGACCTCCTGCAAATGGGTGTCGTGATGCTCGTGGGCGTAACCCTTAATTTCATCCTCATTAAACTCTCGTGATACACAAACTCGTTTACAAGCTTTTCAAGAAGGAGCTGACCCAAATGGTGTGGGACGATACCTACAAGCCCGACAAGATGCGTGGCTTGAAGTTTGCGTTGACCTGTAAGGGCCACCGGTATTTCATTTACCAGAACATCTTTGACATCCCCATTGACCGAATGGGACGGATTCAAGACCTCGTGATTCAGTTGCAGCGGATGGTTTCAAGGGAAGAGCTGGATGTCTTCCTGGAGAACATGGAGGGAGCCTTGAACAAGGCCGTGGATGGCACCGCCGTGAAGAACCTGGCGCAGATTGGCTTCCTTGTCGGAGAGATGCGCAGGAGGAAGGATATGCTCGTTCACCCCGAAGTAATGATGGAGTTGGCCGGAGCGGTGCTGATCCGTGAAGACCAAAACCCAGGCGAGTGGAACAACGAGTTTGAGCAGAAGAAGGTGCAGGCGTTTAGGGAAGCGTACAAGGGCAAGGAGTTGTACGATTTTTTCGTTTTAGCCGGGCTGAGTCAGTTCTTTCCCAATATAGAACATTTAGAAGAAGATTGGACAATCTTCTGGGAGATGGCCTCCTCCCGGCTGGAGCAGACGAGGGAACTCCTGAAATCCGAAATCTCGGCTCGGAACTCTACCTCAACGACTTAAATTGGCGTGAGTTCTTCGTTTTCTTAGCGAGGGGCGATATATTCCTCTACAAGGAGTATATGAAAACATCCGTTGAGGATGTCTTAACTTTGCTCAAGCATTTCCAGGAGGAAAGGCAACGCAAAGCTAAACAAGACACCAATGGCTGATAAAATATCGGTAAGTTACGATGCGAATATAGACGATATGAAGCGAAAGCTTGAAGAGCTTATCGCACTCAATAATAGGTTAAAAAGGAGTTCCGAGGATGTTTCTGGTGCTTATTCAAAGGCAGGTTCTTCCATAAGTTCTGCCAATGCGTCCGTGGCCCAATCCACCACGGTCATAAACAATTACAACAACTCCGTAAACAACACGACCAACAATGTGACCCGAATGGGGTCGGCGGTCAATAATGCGAGCAAACAAGTTTCGGAATTTGACGGGTTATTGTCTCGTGTTGCATCAAGAATGGCCGCCTATTTTGCGATTGACTCGCTTGTAAACTTTGGAAAATCCGTTGTTGATACGACAAGAAAGGTTGAGCTTATGCAAAACCGACTTTCGTTCGTTTTTGGCAGCGTTACCGGTGGGCGAGAAGCGTTTGACAGGCTTTATGATACTTCCCAAAAGCTCGGCATAGGATTCCAAGAACTTGGCGATGGATTTTCAAGTTTTGCGATTGCCGCAAAGATGGCAGGGTTCTCGGCCAAAGAATCCGAAGGGATGTTCACCAAGGTGGCGATTGCATTACGAGGAGCAGGAGCGAACTCGCTTCAAACCCAAAGATCATTCTACGCCTTGCAGCAAATGTTGTCCAAGGGAGTGGTTGCTGCGGAAGAATTACGCAGGCAGTTAGGTGAAGCGTTGCCGGGTGCATCCGACTTGATGACCAAAGCGTACAACCGCCTTCACCCCGCCCAACAAGTCACCAACCTTGGCTTCACAAAGTTGCTTGAGAACGGCAAAATCATATCAGCTGAAATCCTGCCCGAATTTGCACGAGTATTAGAAGAAACCTTTGCCCCTGCCGTTGCAGGAAAATCGGGTTCTTTGGATGCGTCTTTGACAAGAGTGACGAACTCGTGGGAAAGATTCAAGTTATCCCTTGGCGAGGCAAACTTCCAAACAATCATCTCTTTTACGACAGAACTCACAGAGGCCATAGACCTGCTTAATCTTTCACTCACCAACGAACGATTAAGCCTTTTGGAACGCATTGCCATTGCCTTTGACGGCATATTCAATCCAGGAAAAAAAGACTTGTTTACCGCACAGCTTTATACCGAAAAAGTATTGAACCAAGAATTAAGGAAACGACAATCAATCATTTATGCTTTGTCTGGCGAATACGAGAATATAGGGGATGCGAGCAAGGCATCTACTATTGCGATTGAAATGCTAAACGAAAAAGCCGCTTCATCTCAGGCAGAGTTTAACAGATTGACCCTTGAGCAACTTGAGGAAAAGAGAGAAAGTATTGCGGCAGAACTGAAAGACACCGAGCATCTCCTTAGTTTGGGCAAGGCAGGGACCGACCAACTCCGAGTTAAAGGCAAAGCCTATCAGATTATTTTGGATAGGATGGAGGAAATAAGAATCAAAAACAAGGAAACCGAAAAGCAGGAAGGCGATGCCATTGCAGCGGCCAAAGAACGAGTTGCTCTTGAGGAAACCCGATTGCTCAAAACCACCGAAGGAACCACGGCGTATTACAACCAGCTCATAAAGCTCATTCAGGCCCGTAAGGACTTGGTAAAGCTTGAGAAGGCGGGAACACCGAATCAAATGGGGCTTGACCTTGCAAAGCTTGACAAAGACCTGGAGAAGGCCCGGAAGATGGTTGAGTCCTTTGACCCGAATGTTGCCGAGGTCATTGAGGAAGGAGTCTATGTGCCGAGCGTTGAGTCCCTTCAAAAACTCAGCAAAGACATCAAGGACTTGACGGTTCAAATGTTGCAGGATAGTGCCGCAGAGATTGAGGCCGAGATTCAATTACACGCCGAAGGAACGGACAGAAGGCTTGAACTTGAGAAGGCGTTGGTGATGGCCAAGGCAAGACTCGCCGCTAAGAGTGCTGAGATTCAAGGCAAATCGGTCAAAGAGATTGAGGCCATCTTCGCCAAGGCCAACATTGATATGCAAAAGCTTGACACCGACTTTAACGATGGCAAGAAGAAGGAGGCCGAGGATTATGCCGAGTTCTACAAGCGACTGCAAGACGGCCTGGATGGGTATGAGGGAAATTCCCTGGATAAGCGACTGAAGGCCATTCGTGAATACTATGGAAAATTAATTGACGAAGCGAAGGACTATGGTAGGAGTAAAGAAGAGATTGACGCTCTTGCCGCAAATCGGGATAAAGCCCTGTTTGAGGAGAATGTAAAAGAGGTTGGCAAATTCGTTAATGCGGCTGGCGATTTATACAACCAATTCACTCAGATTCAAGAGATGGAGTTTAATAACCAAAAGACCGCTCTTGACAACAAGCTTGCCCAAGGATTGATTTCCGAGGAGCAATACAACGCAGAACTTGCGGATATTGAGAAAAAACAATTTGAGCAAAACAAGAAGACCCAAAAGGTAAATGTCTTAATAAATAGCGCATCCGCTATTGTTCGTGCTTTCAGCGAACTTGGGCCGATTGGAGGTGCGCTTGCGGCCTTTGCGATTGGGGCTATGGCGATCAAGCAAATGAGTCTTATTGATTCGGCTCAGTTCCCAGAGGGATTCAAGGAAGGGGTTATTGATTTGAACGGCCCAGGCACCGGCACATCCGACAGCATTCCTGCAAGGCTCTCTCGTGGCGAGTCGGTAATGACCGCAGACGAGACCAAGCGGTACAAGCCCGTCCTCCAAGCCATCCGTGACAATAACTTTGAGGAGTTTGTCTCCAAGCGATACATTGACGCAATGAGCGGCACCAAGCGTTCCTTTGCCGACAATGTTGGAGCATCCATTGAGCTGAACAACTTTGAGATGATTGATGCTATCCGAAAGAACAAGAGCGTGAAGATTGCGAATTGGGATGACTTTGACAAAGTTCTCCGCAAACCAAGGACGGCCCACAAGGTCCATAGAAGGAGGGCTTGGTAATGGCGAGTTTCACGGTAATACTTGACGGACAGACCTTGGCCAACGAGCCAATGGGTTTGCAGGACACGGCCATATCCATCCAGCGGAACGAGGACTTGCCTGGCCTGTTCACAACGATGGTTTCGGACTTGGAGTTCTGGGGCGATGGCTATGAGATTCTTTATGCCTACTACCAGGCCAACGACTTATGCAAAGAGGTTTCCTGCCAAATCATTGAGGACTGCAACGATGGCTTGAACTTTCGTGGCTTGATTTACTTGAGCGATGTGGAGTTCAATTCATACAAGTGCATTGCGACTTGCTCGGTGGAGGACGATACCGTTCAGGGGAGATTGATTCGGATGAAGGACTTGCTTGTTCCAATCAACTCGGTGAATGGGCAAACCGTAAATGGGCAAGGATTGAGCAACTGTGCATCCTATCAATTTGCTACCGGGACAACCTACGGCAATAGGTTTGCCTTCAAGATGTCGGAATTGTTTCAGTATGTAGTTAGCTACCTGACCGACAACACGACCATCTTCCAAAGCGACATTTTCACGAATATCAATTACCGACCTCAATTCATTCAACTTAAATGTGTTTATGCCGGAGGAGCAGGGTTTCCCTTAGAAATGAAATGGATTGATGTTTATGGAAACAATGTCACAAGGGTTTTTATTGGACCAGCGCTATTTGCCGTAACAGACAACGCCACCTATGCGAGGGCCGTTGCGACCGTGTTGAATCAACAAGTCTTTACAAATAGCGGAGGCAATAGCTACCAAGACATTGTGTTCCCTTATGCGGCAAGAGCAACGACTGATGGGGTTGACGATTTCGTTGAGGTCTATTTCTACCACCAAACAACCTTCACGGAAATCAATGTCCTTGCAGGAGCCAGCACGGTGACTGTTGTGTCAACAGTTGATGCTACCTACGGAGCAAAAAACCTATACACGACCAACACCTCGCTGATAGAGCCATCCGTATCAATGCCGTCCATATCCTTCACTCAGCTCTTTATGGGGATGAACGCATTCTTTAATTTGAGCCTTTCGTTCACGAGGGTTGGGACGCAGTTGTATCTAAGGGCCGACACTCAGCCTTATTTCTTCAGCAACGCTCAATCCGCATCCATTAGCGATGCGAAAGATGTGATGCTGAAGACCGATAACCCATTGGTATTCTCGGTGCTGAATTATAGCAATGCCACATTGAACAACGCATCTATCTACTACCAAGATGCAGGCTACGCTTCCACTCAATGCGCAGAAAGCGATGCAGGAACAACGCCATATTTTCTTATCCCCAATGATTATTACAACGGCAGTATTGGTTCGCCTGCCCCAATAGGAGGTTTGTACTATGGCTTTTCGGTAAACCAAGAGAACAAGTGGATTTTGCTTGAAGAGAATACTGACCTTCTGACAACGCCGAAGACCGTGTTGAATATGGCTCATACAGGCACCACGAGTTCCATCAACCAACAGAACGCCATTATTGCGGACCCCATTTCCTTTACCTATGCCGGTTCGTGCATCCATCCATTTGCGGCCAGAAATTATTTGTTTCGTGCGCCATTGGGCCTCCGTTATGCTGGGTACTTTTTGAGTAATAACTTGCCAATCAAAATAGCAAAATCACTCTCGTTTGAATATCCCCTTGACCGAGCGCAATTCAATCAAATAAGCAACAATCCAACGAACTATATCGTTGTGAACGGCACAAGAGGATGGATTATGAGCGTGGAGCATAACCTCAAAACAGGAATGACAACCTTTGAACTTCTGACCGAATGATTACACCGAATCAACCAATATCGTGCGTGCCAAGTACGGCAACGAATAACGCTCCTGCTAACGCAGCAACTAACTTGTCTTATTATACGCCCAGCGCAAGCGTGACAAAGGATAATACCACGGGGTTTGTTAGAATAACATTCGCTGGCTCTGGAGCAAGATTTTGTGCGGTTAATTACAATGTAAATCCAGCCACCACCTGCAAAAACGCTATTCTTAGAATTGAGATTTCCAATTTTACAAAAACAGGAGGAGATGTGCTATACATCTATGGCTATAATGGCATAGAGATAGATGATAATGGAATATATCAAATACCAATATCCACAGCCACTTTTAATTTTGAAT